GGAATGGTCTGTATCTGCTTGACATTATTGATAAGTTCTGCCCACGAAGCATTGCCACGAATGTATTCATAGCTTGAGCCCATACCGTCAATGCTGACATTAACTGCTACACTTTTAAACTTAGGCCAGTATTCCCAGATAGTGCGATTTCTTTTTCCCAGCATACTCAAATTGGTTGCATACTTGATTTCAATTTGATGGCCATATGGAGCAAGCATATCTAATATGCGATAGTGTTGCGGATCCATTAGGGGCTCGCCGCCGGCAAACTCTACTCGTCTAAAGTAGGGAATATTCTTTTCTAAACTTGCCCACCAATTAGGATTGTCTTCAAACTTGTCCAGCAACGGCTTTTTCTCTAATCCGTGTTCCTCTACTAGATCAAAGATAACCTTACCTGAATCTTTGTAATACTCTTTTATTACATCCCAATCGTTCCAACTTGTGCTGTCCCCGGGGTGGCACATACGACATTTAAGGTTACACAAATTGTTTAATTTTAACTCCATTGTAGGAATTTCAAAGGGCATTGTATAATCGTCGCGTAAAGCAGTTAAGGCGTTAGGGTATAAGTTGACCCTAGCTTCAGGAATTACACCGCTTATATGACGTTGTCGCAGGGATTCGACGCCTTGATCTTCTAGGCTAAAGCAGGGTTCGCATTCTGGTGGGCGTATGTTAGTAAGTACTGACTTACGAATACGTTTCATTGTGTCATTATTCCACACTTCTTCTAGGGTTTCTTTTTGTATAAAACCAATTGGATGGCTGCGGCAGCAGACCTGTATGGCGCCATCCTCTCGTGTGGCCAGCCCTGTGAAAGGGTGCATACAGAATGTTTTACTTTGATTGCTCAATTGCCCATTTCCTTTCTTTACACCAAAAACATTTACCACAGACAGGAACATATTGTCCTGGTTCGTATGTTTTGTAATCAGTACCTTCAAACTCACCTTCACAACTGCGAGTGATGCCAAGTAGATCCACAATGTCTAATCGTAGGTATTGGCCTATGACCCAGTTTTTTTCTACAAATCTAAACGGATGGATTGCCCAACGGTCCATATGTTTCATCAGTGTTAGATGTTGATTATCTTCTGTTGGATCAATGTCACGTTCCCGCATACCTCCAAGGTCTAGATTTCTAGGATTGCGAGTTACCGCATTATAATATGCATCTATATTGTATTTGTTACAGATAAATTCTGCATAGGCACGTTGTTGAATGTTGTCACCGCTGACTCGTTTTCCGTATTCATCAGTTAACGTTGGTCCTATATTGCCATACTCTAATTCAGGTGCTATAAAATTTGTATGACGATTAAATTTAGTGTTATGAAAGTGTTGGAATAACCATTGATATACGTGTTCAGCATCATATTGTTGCCAAGGTTTAGTTTTCCAACAGCGTATATGATTGATAATATGAATTGTCGTGTCATTGTTACGGGCAATGTCACATAGTAGATATGCTAATAATGCACTATCAGCACCACCACTAAGACTGATAGCAATGTTCTTCCACGTAAAATCAAACGGTATTTCTACTCCGTCTATGTTTATCGTATCAAGTTGCATTTTCTAAATACCTTATCAACGGGCTCAGACCAACTGGTCTATTATCTTGTAATGCTAGATAAATCGAGTTAGTCGGTGTTAGATTAAAATCGCTGCATACCTTATAATATCGTTTTCCGTGAGCATTCCATAGATAATCGGATTCTAAATTACGTATAAAATGTAGACCGATCATTGCCAGGGCACGATTATTCATATTAAAATCATTCATAATACTAATGCTGTCTGCTCGGGTATCTTTGGTCCAACGTAGACCTATTCTGTTCCATCCTAGACCAAGACCTTTACTAAGGCTGATACCAACGGATCTAATAACTTCATCACTAAAGTCAAAACTAATATCACGACAGCAACTGATCCAAGCGCCATCAACGTGTACCGCAATGTTTTTAATTTTGCATTCATATAATATTTCCTCCATATCCGGATGTGGAGCACCAATGCTGGGAAATGGCATTGCTACGATTAAAGGAATATCAGGAATCAGCGAGCCCACATCTTTAACATACGCTAATCCTAGTCGTTGGTGATATCTATAGTCATTGCGAAGAACCTGTACAGGTCCTTGCATATAGATATTGTCTATAAATTGTGTGCAGCCAATAATTATATCCGTACGATTAAAGGTATCAAGACCCTTAAGAGTGTTTAATTTGGATTTAAGTAACCATTCTTTGCACTCTGTTTTAAAATTTGTGTAGACTTGATCACTAATATCTTTTTCTAATTTACCACTTAATACTTCTTGAATTAAACCTTCAATCCTCTGATCCGATAGAGGTTGTGGTCGTTCAATTTCCAACCATTTATTATCGTAAGTTGCTGCTGTTTTTATTCTGTCCACAAGATATTTAACCGAGTAATAGTAGCACATAAATATTTTATGCTGACAAAATTGAATATTAAATTAGATATTGATCCAATTATAGAACAGGTATTGTCTTTAGATTTTGAAAAGAGCCTAACCTTAAACTATACAACTGGTAAACTCCTTAACGGACCTTATACGACAAAACCAGAGTATGTAGGAACTCCAATAGGAAATGCCCTGTCAGTGATAGGGAATGTAGGCGAAGCAAGATTGCTTAAATTAAATTCTGCAGAGTCTTACACAGCACACGCTGACCCAGATGATCGCATTCATTTAGCAATAACAACTAATCCAAATTCTTATCTTATCGATCTTGACGACAATAAACTATATCATTTGCCTGTAGACGGTGAAGTCTGGCATATGGATACCAGTAAGATGCACGTGGCCGCAAACTTTGGTGCAAGGCCTCGTATTCATTTGAACATAAGAGTAGCATTGCCCAAGTTTACAAGCCCGGGATATTTGTTAAAAATTGAAGGTGGAGACTATGATTGGAAACAAGAGTCATACACCACACTAATGTCGTTCTTTAATAAAACAATTAAATCAAAATATATCACAGGATTTGAAAAGGTAAGCGAAAAAGAAGTGTTATTAAATTGTAATCCTCCTATCTTAGATTCCAAGATCAAAGAATTACAAGACAAAGGATTTATAGTATCACTTAGACCTGTATGACTTTCTACCCTCAACCTCTAAAAATATTAGATATAGAACCCTCATCTTATTGTAATGCTAGATGTCCGCATTGTATGAGAGAAAGCCAAAACGGTGACTATAGTTTTTTCAATCAAGTCCATCTTAAAGAAAGTTTCTTTGATATATTCTTTCCTAAAGAAGTTGCAGCCACGTTAGAAATTGCATCCTTCAGCGGAAACATTGGCGAACCCGCAATGAACAAAGACCTGTTAAACATTCTTAAATGGTTTCGAAAACAAAATCCTAATATATTTTTAGAAGTTTATACCAATGGTAGTGTTCAACAACCGCAATGGTGGCAAGAATTAGGAAATATCATAGGCACCAACGGTAATGTAATATTTGCCATAGACGGATTAAAAGACACAAATCATATCTATAGAGTTAATGTTAAATGGAATAAGCTGATGCAGAATGCACGAGCATACATCAGCACAGGAGCAACCAGTACTTGGCAGTTTATTCCATTTAAACATAATCAACATCAGGCTGAACTAGCTGAGCAGATGAGCAAGGATATGGGATTCAGTCAGTTTAAAATTAAAATTTCTCATAGAGATCTATTAAACCAACCTCAAAACACAAACAATGCTGTTGAGCCCAGTGACGATCCTAGGTTTGCACATCAGGGACAACGATTAGATTTTGTCAGAATGGATAAGACTGAAGAATATCTTAATTCTGTTAACATCAAATGTTATGCTATCGAAGAAAGAAACTTGTATATTTCAGCAGATGGATTGGTCTTTCCCTGTTGTCATACCGCTAGTATATTTTTACTCAGCGATGACCTTCTTCCAGAAAAGTATAATTGGATCAAATCAGTTAAAAATGATTTTAACAAGAACGAAATAAGTCTATATCGAAATAAACTTGAAGATATTTTATCTTCTAAGACATTTAATAGGATCAAAGAGTCCTGGGCTTTGACAATGTCACAGGGCAGAAATCCCCTATGTGCTGCAATCTGTGGCAAGTGTTCAGAAAACAATAGCCTTATCGAAGGCCTATTAGGACTCTAGTTTAGTTTTACTGATAAATTGATCCTGTGGAGTAGAGAATAACTCCGGTTGGACTCCGCAGGTTCTTACACAGGTAATCAATTTATTTTCATTCCAGTAGTAGTCCCAAACAGATTGATATTCTTTAGAATCAATAATATCTTTTAAAGATTTTTTATCTGCGTCTAGGTTATCAATTCCGCCTAGACTTTCCACAAGCTGTTGGTATTGATGAAACATATCGTTTCTTACTGCGGTTAATTCTGATAACTCGTCTGGTGGTTGGTAGGGAATCATAGATAACCAACAACAAGGGAATACGTGCCCCTGGGCATTAATGTATACCTCTTTCATTTTGAGTGCATAACATTTAATTTCAGTTTTCTTTACTATGTCTTTATAGTTGTCAATTACTCGTTTATCAATAAATTTTATTTCTGTATATTGACTAGGTTCTAAATGATATATTGTTTCTTTGTTTTTATTGTAAACAGGAAATTTTGCATCTAATAAAAACCTAGAACTATCTTTCATAGTAAATTCTTTGAAGCCTAGAGAATGAGCTCTGTGTTTAGCTAGTTCAACCTGATGTTCGTTGTGTTTAAATCTAATAAATGCCCACTCAGCAATGCCTCCGGCAAGTATAAATGCTCGAGCGTTTTCTATAATCTTTTCATAGTCTGTGCCAACTCGATAAATTGCCTGAGTGTCTTCTAGTCCATCTATGGCAAATATTACCTTATGGTTCTTGGGCAATACCATTGCTAACTTTGCCCACCAAGATTTGCTTCGGAGGCTACCGTTTGTGTGAATCCTTAATTCAATATTTGGACTAGTTGAGCTGGTATACTCAATCATTTCTAACAATTGAGAATTTAACAACGGATCTCCGTAGTTGCCACAAAAATATATAGAAGAAATTTGATCAAGAACTTCTTTATTGATAATATTTTTATATCTATCCAAGGTCCAAGATTCAATTTTGATCAAGGGATTCTCAACACCGCCGTGAATATTTCTAGTACACATAGGACAGCTTGCTTGGCAATTGTTTGATATTTCTAAATGAAGCTGCTTTAGCTCATTAAATTTAAACATTATTTTTTACCTATCACCATAAATCTTTTATACAACGGTAGCTCTAATTCTCTTGCCCACAATACATTAATTCCGCATTGTTGTTTGAAGTTTTCTAGATCTTTGGCAATTCGAATGTGTTCTGGAATGTCATAATTATTACTTTGAAGAACTAATAAACTATCCTGAGGATGACCACTTAACCATAGGTCGTATTGATCTTGTGTAATATGTTCGCAGCTGGTGTTTATGATAATGTCGGCGTCACTGCGTATGGCGCACATATCTGCTGTGACTGCTCTGAAACGCCCTTCTATCTCTTCTTTTTTATTCATCATAGTAGCAATAGATTCACAACTAGGATCTATATCAATGCTACGAATATTTTTAATAGGAATAGCACTTTGAAACAGCATACTTGATAGTACACCAACCCATCCACCGTGAATATCCACAGAAAGAGGAAAGTCTAATTCTTTATTACGCTCAGGATAGATGTAATAGACTAGATTTTCTATTAACCATTCTTTGCTTTTTAATTGTCCTGACCAGAACGCATCAAGAGTCCTCATAGGATTTTCGCTTTCACGAATAGCACACATCCAGTAGTGTAAATGTTCTAGATCAATTTTCATAAATTGGTATCACTTTATTAGTATTGTTTATTTTTTTCTTTGGCATATTTGTTTCTATATTACATACGCAAGAAGTTTTGGCACATATTACTGATTGTACTATTGGATTAAACTTTTTATCAAAATCTAAGTCGTATAAATTGTAATGAAAATCATTTCCGTACAAAAATTGATTACAAGTTCCGGTGATATCTCCTGCCATTGAGATATGAACCCAATTAATTCCTAAACTACATTCCCATCCATAGAAGTTGTTTAATCGTTTTAATAAAATTTCGTTTTCTTCTAATCTATATTTTTTACCTGTATTGTCTTTGGCGGTTACTATGCTTCGATAATATTTGTTATTACGCCAAAAGAACCATAGACTTACTCGCCTTGCTCTGTGTTTAGACAATAATTTTTTTTGATCAGCAGTATAGTCTATTGTTTTTCCAATAAGCTCAACATAACGAATAGTCCATTTTCTACGACTACGTTTAAGATATTCAACCATCCCAACACATTGATCCCACGCAGTAGGATCCATCATAACTGATACGCTTACAACTACTTTTTGATCATACAGATAATCACATAAATCTCTATATTGTTCTATGTCTACATATTCTCGATGACAGCTCATATGAATTCTATCAAAATATCTAGCATTATTTTTCCACCATTCAATTTTTTTCGAACCGTTGGAGGTCATTGAAATTAGACAATTAAAATTTTCTTTTAAAAACTTAACAAACTCTGGTAAGTCTTTCCAATGGGTGGGCTCCCCTCCACAGAAATGTATATCAAAAACTTTTTTATTTGTGTTCTTTAGATAATGATTTAAGAAATGAGACATATTTTTCTTTATCACTTCTATGTTAGGAAATTTATATGTGCCTGCATTTGAGTCTGGCCAGCAGTACCAACACTTGTAATTACAATAATTGCCAAGATTCAAGTCTATGTTTAAGACTTCATCTCGCCAATTGTTATCTATAGATACTAAATTCATAATTTTTGTTTTGGTATCTTACTATCTGCCGAACTAACACACGTAGGAGTTACACAAACTCTAGGTTTAGTAATAAGTTCAAAGCCATCTGTTAATGTTCCCAACGGAGCATCGTGGCAACTATAACTTCTTTTGACTTCATTACCTCTTATTATAACACTTTGATATCCTGCATTACAATTCCATCCTTGAAATTTATTAAATCCAAACGCATTAAACCGTTCTGCTTGATCAAAAAGATATTCTTTTCCGTCTGCATCATATAATGCTATCTGATAAACATCTTCACCGTTGGCACGTTGAGGGAATCCTGTTTGCATAAGGTGAATCATTTCTTCAGTATATCCGTCAACAACATGGCTAGCGGTAGGATCACTTTGAGGTTTTAGAGTTACATTAATACCTCTGTTATGTAATCTTTCACACCTCTCATATAGCTCAAAAAAATTCTCCGGTACCATTACTTGATTAACGGTAACATGAACTAGTTCATACATTAATTGTAGACATTTGTCTCCAAACTCTTGTTCTTTGGCAAATTCAGCGTGATAACTTGCCGTAATACTTCTCCGTTGAAGCATTTCGGTATTGGAGCACCAAGTTTTCCACCATTTGCTACCCGGACTTAAATTTGTAGTCATATGAACACTCTGATAAGGTGTCCCCGGACCGTCATCAATATATTTTACCAAATCTAAAAGTTGCTTATATGCGGTGGGTTCCCCACCGCTGAACGACCAATGAAACTTATCAAAACCATTTTTTCTTGCCTGTCTTTTTATTTCATCGATAGCATTTGTGTAAACCTTAAACTCTTGATAGTCTAACTTATCCGATCTAGCATAAGGCCAGCAGTAACTACATTTGTAATTGCAAAACCTTCCTAGAATCCAACTAACGGAAAATAAATTATCGGACAACATAGTTCGTTGTCCAAACCTTGTTATATTTTGAAATGGTATTTCTTGAAAATTGATATTCATAAACTGAACATATTTAAGCCACAATCAGTTGTTCTAGGCGCATTGCGAGTATATAATAAGTATGTGGTCGTGAGTGGAATATGGCAGACCTCCCGCCAAACCCATAGTTTGGAAAGGGGCCGGGACGATGGGCGTAGCCCGCAGTTCTTGTAGGTTCGAAACCTACCGACCACACCAATATAAGGAAAAATATAATATGTCAAATACCGTAGAACAATTAAAAGCTCAATTCGAAGCATTCTTAGCAGAAGATGCAAAATTTACATCAGGTAACGGTGCAGCAGGAACAAGAGCACGTAAAGCATTACAAGAAGTTGCTAAATTAGTCAAAGCACGTCGTGGAGAAATTACAGAGGAAAAGAACGCTCGTAAAGAAGCTAAAGGAAAATAACATGTTAACCGCCGATCAACTTAAAGCAATTAGCTCGGAAGAAATAGAAAGTATATCCGAAGATGTTGTTTTAGATCCCGGCGCTGTTGGTGCTGCTCAATCAATCTATGATTTATCTTATAGCGGCACTGACACTATAACAATTTCTTCTTTAGATTCGTTAACAACAGCCCCGATCACCACAATAACTTTGCCAAGTACTAGTGGTATATCATATACCAATACCTGGACTGGATCTTGTTATACTATGAACACAGGTTCAACGTGTTATGGTACGCTAAATGTTTCGCCTCCTAGGGTTAACTTTGATGGAAACGGAATACAATTAGATAAAGAAGCAGACATTAAATTAGGTGATGTAAGCCTAAAAGAGTTTTTAAAAAGAATGGAAGATAGATTATCAATCCTTGTTCCAGATCCAAAAAAACTTGAAAAGTTTGCAGCTTTGAAAAAGGCATACGAACATTATAAAACTCTAGAAAGTTTATGTTTTGATGAACCGGAAGAAGATCAAAATTGATAAAAGTATTAGATGATGTAATTCCTGAACACCTTCAGGATTACTTTGAATTAAGTATTTTAGGTCTCAGCGGAGATAAAATGATGCATCCGATAGTAGACCTAAAATGCAAATATGAACTTACCGCAAGAGAAGAATCTTTCGCTCCGCTTAGTTTTGTTCATGTTCTTAAATCATCAAACACTATTTCGACACATCTGCCAAACTTTGGATTAATTCCTCAGCTGGTATTTGCAAAAGAAAATATTCAATTTAAAGATATATTAGTTGGACGGATTTTTGTTTTAATGCCGTATAAAACTAATAAAGAATACTATGACCCTCATACAGACTTGCCCTATCCTCACTTAGTTGTGTTATACTACGTTAATGACAGCGACGGGGATACCGTATTCTTTGATAACAATAATAATGTTGTTCAACGTGTAACACCTAAGAAAGGTAGAGTTGTATTATTCGATGGTAATCATAAGCACGGTGGCGGCATTCCTAAAAACGGTCCCCGATGTGCTATCAATTTTAATCTAGCAATTTAAAGGAAAAATAAATGGATGTTAAGCTCGTCTCCTATTCACAACCAACTGCCGATTTTGCCGACAAGGGAATCGACGATGCACAAGAACTCATCGCCTATTGTGCCAGAGTCTCAAACCCAAGCAATCAGCTCAACACAGACACAAGTGAAAAACTTATCAAGTATCTCGTTAGACACGCACACTGGAGTCCTCTCGAAATGGTATCAGCTTGCATGGAGATTACGACAACACGAGATATTGCACGGCAAATCTTACGTCACAGAAGTTTTAGTTTCCAAGAGTTCAGTCAGCGTTACGCTGACCCAACAAAGGATCTCAGCTTTGTACTTAGAGAACCAAGACTCCAAGATCCCAAAAATAGACAAAATAGTATAGAACTTGTACAGGATAATCCGGAAGCTCGAAGACTAACACAAGAATGGGAGAAAGCACAGACTCGTGTTAAACTTGCTGCCTTAGAGGCCTACAACTTTGCTATTGAAAACGGCATTGCTAAAGAGCAAGCTCGTGCTGTTTTACCAGAAGGCCTAATTGAAAGTAGATTGTATATGAACGGAACACTTCGTTCTTGGATTCATTTTATTGAACTTAGGTCAGCAAACGGGACACAGAAAGAGCATCAAGAAGTTGCTGTGGCCTGTGCTAAGGCCATTGCTGCAATCTTTCCAATGAGTGAGAGTTTAGTACAAAATGGATAACGATCTTGTTAATGCATTCTGTCAAAATTATGAGGTTCGTGTCCTAAACGATCAAAAGCGTAGGGCACGATATCATCCTCCTAGATTTTTTACAGAACCAGAACGTGCTGACATCATCCGAAATGATGTTGTAGAATACGAAACTGAAAAAGTCATTACTTTAGAAATACCAGAAGGTAGACTCCGCACTCTTATAGAATTAGAAAAACGTTTCTTTAGGTGGCACAACCATTCTAAAGGAGAGATCGATATGTTCCAAACTTTAATGGACAAAGAAAGAGAAGAAGCACACTATCGGCATACCAATCCTGCTGTCCAAAAAGCCTACGAGCAGTATTCGATCATGCTTAATTTGGCAGGATATCAAAGGAAAATTTAATGGAAACACACCAACGGACTATCGCAAGAATGGTTAGTTACAGACTAACTGCTTGGTTGTTCACAATATTTTGGACATATCTGTTCACAGGAGATATTGGAAGTGCAACTGGTTTTGCAACAGCTCTACACATACTTTTAAGTATTGATTATTACATACACGAACGAATTTGGCTAAAAATTAAATGGGGCAAAATTGAATCATCTTGACGGGTTTTTTAATTTCTTGTATAATTAAAGTGTTCTACAGAGAAAAACTATTATGAGAAATTATTGGACTTGTACAAAATTTGCAGATTGGCTTCGCGGTTCATCTAAGCCGACCGCCGAAACTTCTAAAGGCTGGGCGCAATGGAAACGTGCTTCTAAAGAAAAGCATCCTTTCCGTTATTGGCTAGCCGAAGAGGGCCTTGACCACATCCAAGACGTTTGGATGTTTATACCTGATAGGATCAATGATGTTAGATATTATATTAATAATCGTTGGGTTACTCGCACTCATTGTCTTTCTGCTAGCCCTAGCGATATCAAGCGTGGCACTTGGTGCGATGTTGGGAATCGATTCCTGCCATGCCTTTTTAACGAACTTGTTGACTTCGTTGAAATCGAACTAGCGTGGAATTTCTGCGTTTGGGACGACGAAGCTCGTAAGAAGTATTCTTACCCTTGGTGGCGTCGTTGGTATCGTAACTGGCGTTCTGAAGAAGCAGCAATGGCCTACTGCGCTTGGGCAAAAACTTTAACCAATGCGGATTTCCTAGACGAAGATAAAAAGCACGAAGCTGTACCTACCTCGCAGGCACTTGCTGCTGCGGAGATTGAAATCCTTTACAAATGGTGGAAGTACGAACGTCCTGCTCGTCCAGATCCCTATGATGTAAGTGGCTGGTCAGCTATTTGCGAAAATCGTCGTCAGAAACACCCAGACGAATTCTTTCCAGAAGACGATACCAAAAAAGAAAAAGCCGAATCTAAAAAAGCTCTTGACAAACTTCACAAACTGGAAGCACAATATGAGAAAGAGGACGAAGAAATGATGATTCGTCTAATTAAAATCCGTCAATCACTTTGGACATAATATGAAAACTTCTTCGTTTAGAACTTGGGTCAGAGAACTATGGTATGAAAATTGTGAGGAACATTTTCAGGCTAACATTCCCAAATACACACACGAAGAATATTTTCAAAAATTTAAATGGTGGCTTAAGAGAGAATATCGTTATCAACAAGGAATACATGACAAAAAAATCTAAACACGAAGACCTATACAGCAAGTATTTGGCTTTCAATAACATTATGTTAGAAGAATACTCACCAGAAGAAATTGCTGCTGTCATGGCTGTGCAGGCATTTAGTTTTTATAAAACAATTATGTCTGAGGAAAATTATCTTAAAATTATGGACACAATGTACGAAAACAGACATAATGTCAAAACATTTGATACTGGGACCTTATAATGAAATTACAAACACCGGCAGAAGGTATATTAAAACGCAACGATTTTGGAGATTCTAAATATTATCAAATAGTCTGTGGCTGCGGACAAGAGTCACACGATCATAATCTAGAAGTTGAAGCGGACGAATGCGGTGTAAATGTAAATGTATTTGTGTCTGTTAAAACAGATTATTGGACTGAAGTAATCAAAAAACGATACGATATTGATAATGTTTGGCTTCAAGAATTTGATTGGGCTGTTAAAGATATCATTAACGGTCTCTTTACAAGATTAAAATTAACTTGGACCATTTGGACTAAGGGTTATGTAAGATGCGAAACCACAATCACAATGAGTGAACAACAGGCTCTTAATTACTCTGAAACATTAAAATCTGCTATTAAAGATGTAAAAGAATTTAAAAATCAAAAAGATCCAAAAGTTAATCAGGCAATTATAGAAGCTATTCAAGGAGATTGTGTATAATGGCAACATGGAAAATTTCTAACCTTCATAAGAAAAATGCAGTTGAATATCAATACTGGACTAAAGACGGCAAAACTATTATTCGAGAAGAAGGCTTCCGCTGGGGAACCTGGTTTTGCGAAACTGACGAAAAGCCCGATGTTGACCTTAAGAATCCAGACGGATACGAAGTAGGTTGGGGTGGCGAATATGAATGGGAGCTTGACATGATGGACGACGGATGTTGGGCAGAGACTCGTGCAGGTGACGGTGCTAATGATGACGATGTAGAAGAGTTTGATGAGCTATGGGAGGAGGACTCTTACTCAGCAGTTGAAGAAGCAGGTTGGGTAAATGATGACACCGAATATTGGATCTATGGTCCACTACAACTTGTTAACGAAGAAACTGGGGAAGAATTTACTGGGGAAGAATAATGGCACACTATACAATTACTCCTCTTGAAAAGAAAAGCATTTACATTGTCTACGAAATGTATCGTGAAAATGATGACGGTACTATTAGTTGGTTCAATGTAGAGGATCATTATCGTTGGGGGAAAGGGTTTCTTGCTGAAGATATGGAGTGCAATCTTAGCGGAGCCGAAAGTCCTACACAATATTGTAAGGCCGAAGACGGAGAATACGATAGTTGTGATTTAGACGATCAGGTTGCTTGTTGGTTTGAATTTAGTGACGACATTGGCGAAGAAGAACAAGAAGAAATTAAGCGTCTATACTTAGAAGGCAACGACGACGGTATGTGCGGTGCTGGTTGGCTCTATGATGGCGAGCACGATTGGCAGGAAGAAGATAGTTACGTTGTTGTATTGGGTCCTTATAAAGTTGAATTTTGCAACGAAGACGGCACCGTTATACGAGAAGTAAAATTGCGTACACAAGAAGAATGTAATAAAATATACGAAGAAACTGGTCAGTATGTATCAAAAGATCCAGAAGTAAAATGAAAGAAATATCTAAAAGCCCCGAACGACATTCTTTCCAAAAGGAAGGATATGTTAAGCGTCAGGCAGAAAAAGGTGAACCTGTAAACGAGGCCTATCTTGACATGTTCGATCAAATTCTCGAACAGCACGATCACAAGTTTGACGATCCAGAAACTCATAAGAATAATATGGAGTACGATCTCTTAACCACTGAATGGATTTTAGAGAAAGTTCGTGCTAATGATGTCTATGCCCAAAATTTGTATGCGGCAATGTGTAACAACGGTTTTATTAAATTGGATGTCATTCCTATTCTTAAACAAGAAGAATGGGGTTGCTCTTGGCGTTATGCAGGCGGCATAATTGCAGATATGCAACAAAAAGGCGACTACATCGATTGGTATTGTTCAGGCATTCGCGGCGGTATGAGCTACGACGACAACCTTGATGTAAATCTTGTGCCGGAAGGTTATATTACCGACGAGATCCGGAATGATCTCCAACGTCTTGGCTGGGCTTTGGCGCCCGGTGGAGATTGGGAAGATTTTAACACCAAAGGAGAAAAGGTAAAATAAAATGACCTGGGAACTATACGAGGTCTGGTCTGTCGACGTTGACGGACACGAAGAATTGGTAGATACTACCAAAAGTCTTAAAGAAGCACGTGAAATAGCAGAAGCATCGTTAGTCGATTTTCCTGCTACAATTATATATAAAGAAACAGAAGACGGAGATATAATTGAAATCGAACGGTTGACTTCTGAGTAAATTGGTGTTATAATATCTTTATTGTTTAATTAAGGAGTGACTCAAAATGGCTAAAGCAGCAACCAAAACTCGCGTTACCAAAAAACAAGTAATCGAACATCGTACTAAATCAACTCGTGATTTGAGCCCTCGATGGGACGGTGCTGAAGATTGGGGTGCGGATCAGTTTAATGCTCATTTTCGTCGCTCTATGGAATACTATCGTCTTGAGTACAGCGGTAAAGATCTAAAACCTAAAGTTGTAGAATGGATGAAACTCCAAGGCTGGAATTCAGAAACCGTTGCTGAATTTAAAAAGACTAAAGACAATCGCTGTTCAGGTACCATGGGTGGTATTGCTGCCTGTCTGCTACGAGGCATGCCAGAGGTACACGCAGGATTTAACGAAGGTCGTGATACTGCTAAATGGTTGGAGACTGCTATCAATAGAGTCATTGCCGAGGGCAAGGACGATACCGAAGACGAAGAAGTTGTTGAGAAAAAAGAAACTATACCTGTAGTTTCTATCCAAGAACGTGTTCGAGAAACTAGTCTTGCAATGACCGAAGAAATTGAAGACGCCATTGAATCATTTTCTATGGATCCAGAAGCATTTGATCCTAAAGCATTTAAACTTATGAATTTGCTAAGGGGTAAGCAGGCCAAGGCCGCTCATGCTCGTATTATTAAAGATTTTTATCAACGTCAGCACGACGAGTACGTAGAGCTTCAAGAAGGAAAATGTGAACAGCTTAAAGAAGCATACGCTCATTTTAGCAAAGCTCAAATTAAAAAGATTCTTGCATTTTATCACGAAATCCTCAGTGCCTGCGATATGCTAATGCAGGAAGCAAAAGTTAATCGTAAACCACGTGCTAAGAAAGCGGTAAGTGCAGATAAACTTGTTGCTAAACTCAAATATCTAAAGCAAGATGATAAACTTAAATTGGTTAGTATTAATCCTGCGGATATTATTGGCTCTAAAGAGTTGTGGGTCTTTAATACTAAGAGTCGAAAACTAGGCAAATATGTTGCTGGTGAGTTTTCAGAACTTGGCGTAAAAGGTACTTCGATTACTGGCTATGACGAGTTTAAGAGTGTACAAAAGACTCTGCGCAAGCCCGAGGAACAACTTAAAGAGTTTAAAGCAGCTGGTAAAGTAGCTCTACGTAAGTTTTTAGAAGATATTAAAGCAGTTGATATTAAGCTCAACGGACGTATCAACGAAGAAGTTATTCTTTTAAAACTTGCCTAATCAAGTAAAATAAGGAACATATCGTTGTGTTCCGTTGATAGTTATTTGCATATACCCCGTCGGAGTTGTAGTATTCGACGGGGTTCCTGTTGATGTAGATACAGCTGAAATAGCAAATACTCCCGCAGTTAATGTATCTGTACTAGGGTTATAATACAAATTTATATCGGTTCTAGGTGTAAAAGATCCTGTAGCTGAATCGGAAAATATTAGATAATTTGAAGCATTTGTAGAATTATCAGCAGTTAATGTAAGACCTGCTGCAATTTCAAAAGAGTCATTTGTACCGTTCGGTGTTAGTGTAATATTGCCACCCGCAGAAATAGTAAGGGTATCTCCTACTTGCTCTGCCCTAATAGTTGTTGCTCCAATTGTAATATTTCTAAACGCATCTGTTGTTGCGACCGGCATAAAAAACTCCTCTTTTGGATATTTATCGTAAAACAACTATTGATAAATATCTTACTATGAGCAAAAACAATATCGATCAAGCCCTAACTTACCTAGCAAGCAGCATTCAATCCCTAGTTGAAACCGCTGATAAACCAGGTATTAACCTTGCTACTTTTCACAAAGACCTTCCAAAAAGAAGTCTCAGTGGCGATCATATTTCTGGCGGAAAAATCCTAGGATTTGCAAGTGCCGGGATCAATGACAAAGCTACTGCCGAGCAAATTATTGTTGAAGATAACAATGTTTACATTTCAAAAATAAGAACAGGACAGGTGCTTGGAGATTTATCTGTTGAAAAATCAGTAATTGCTGAAAACATCAATGTCTTAGGAACATTAAAAGCTCAAACTATAGAAGTAAACGAATTAAAAGCTGATCTTAGATTAGAAAGATCAAGCTCATTAGAATTTAAAAAGACAGATCAAGAAGGAATTTTTGGTAAAGGAATTCTTTGGGTAGGCGAAGGAAATGCCAAACAATTTGTTTACAACGGAAATCCAGACCGATTATTTTCATCAGAAAGCATTTATCTAGGCAAAGATAAACATATAGGAATTGATAATATTCCTGTTCTTTCATCAACCGCTCTTGGAAATACCGTTGTTAAAAGTAACTTGAGAGAAGTTGGTAGACTAAAAGGTTTATTAGTTGACGGGGATGTTGTACTCGATCAATATGTATTTTATAATTCTACCGCTAGTCGATTAGGTGTAGGGATTGAATTGCCCAATGCAGGATTTTCTGTTGCAGAAGATGGCATTGAAGTTATGGTCGGTAGCAGAGAACAAACTAGAGGTATTATTGGTACATATGCTAGTAAACAATTTGATATTGTAACTGATAACATATCTCGGATTAGTATTGGTGCTGGCGGGGATATTCTTTTAGGCAATACCACAGAACAACCTATTCAAGTTTCTGTTCACGGAAAAGTTGCTATAAGAGTTAAAAATCCAGATCCCGAAGTTGATCTACATGTTGGCGGTGCTGTTAGATTCCACGGTCATATTCATCAATATGCAGATGCTTCTCCAACATCAGGAAATTTTAAACCAGGTGATGTTGTCTGGAATACCAATCCACAAACACATGCCGGCTGGATCTGTGTTAGAGCAGGTAATCCCGGCGAATGGAAAAAATTTGGTAAATTAGAGTAAGAGAACAATATGTCAGACAAAATCAATCTTGCATTAGACGCAATTACTAAAGCATTAAAAGATCTCACAGAAGGTCGAGAAGGATCAATTAGTAATCCTACATTTGTTGAATTTAAATCAAACGATACAGGACTCTATGGAAAAGGGTTTATTTGGTCAGGTCAAGGAAATGCTAAACAAATTGTGTTTAACGGAAACCCTGATAGATTCTTTATTTCTGAAAATATTGAATTAGGAAAAGACAAGTCTGTTTTAATTGATAATGCACCTGTGTTGTCAGTAAACGAATTAGGCAATAGCGTAACCAAAAGTAATCTAAGACAACTTGGAAGATTAAAAGGTCTTTTAGTTGACGGTGATGTTGTCATTGACCAATATGTATTTTATAAATCTACAAGCAGTAGAGTTGGTATTGGTATTGAAATGCCAAATTCTGCATTAAGTGTTGCAGAAGAAGGTTTAGAAATTGTTATCGGTGCGGAAAATTCTAAAGGAAAGATTGGAACTTTTGCCAGCAACGATTTAAACATTGTCACTGACAATACTGCTAGAATTACTATTGAATCCAACGGAAACATCAAACTTGGCAACAAAGCAGAAGGGCCTATACAGGTTTCTGTACACGGAAAAATATCCGTTGGTGTGCAAACAATGGACTCGAGAGCAGACCTTCATGTTAAAGGTCCAATCAAGTTTAATGATAAGTTACATCAATATAGAGCAAGCCCTCCAGAGTTTGGTTCTCACGAACGCGGAGACATTGTATGGAATGCTGCTCCAGAAAAAGGAAAGTCTGTTGGCTGGGTATGCGTTCGTTCAGGAGAACCGGGTGAATGGTTATCCTTTGGTGACATTAAGGGATAATGAACTCTTTAGTAATCGGCAACGGTGAAAGTAGAAAACAAATAAATCTTTCACAATTTAAAGATTATACCTTAATAGGTTGTAATGCAATACATAGAGATATGTTTGTAGATCATCTTGTATGTTGCGATATGAGAATGGTTAGAGAAGCACAAAACAATCTTAATTCTAAAAAAACAATAATATATACTAGAAAAGAGTGGATAACTTTTTTCTCAAATGTACAAGAACTCCCAGAGTTACCTTACCAAGGATCATTAAGAATTGATAATCCTTTCCATTGGAATAGCGGTCCTTATGCTGTATTACTCGCAGCAATGCATTCAGACAATGTTACATTAATAGGGTTTGACCTGTGGAGTAATAATAATAAAGTTAATAACATTTACAAAGACACCGCAAATTATTCTTCATCTAATTCAAATGCTGTTGATCCAAATTATTGGTTGCATCAAATTAAAAAAGTATTTGAATGTTTTCCTAATAAAAATTTTACAATCTTAAATACTGCCAACTGGAAAATTCCAAAGGAATGGCAGAAAAATAACGTAAAATTTCTTGCATTATAAATATCTTTCTAGTATACTAATATACTAGTGGACTTGACGCTCATCCCACTTTAAACACTCTGCGTGTCATCAAACTTACTTAAAAGGGCAAGAGATGACTTGGATCATTGACAAAACTTTTGAATTCTGCTACGGTCACAGAGTTCATACACAAACACTAAACGGCGAATATGCCGCTGACCTAAAATGCGCTTGTCGTCATTTACACGGACACGAAGGCAAAATGCAAGTGTTCCTTACAGCACCCGAGCTAGATAGAACTGGCATGGTTACTGACTTTAGACATTTGGAATGGCTAAAGAAATGGATTAACGAGTACATTGACCATCAATTTATTATTGACTCAAGCGATCCGCTGTACAATAAAATTATCGGAGACAGGGGATTAATTCCAGTAATGGTTCCTGGCACCGGGCACGTAGCAGGCTTTCATTTGGATCTTACAGGACTCGAACCAAACACACCCGAGTATGAGTACTATGAAGGGTTTATGGTTGTAAATTTTGTTCCTACTTCAGAACATCTTAGTTCGTGGATGGCGGAACTGGTACAAGAAAAAATGAAAGACTTAGGAGTCACCGTTCAGCGTATCGAATGGTGGGAAACTCCTAAGAGCCGCTCAGTTTTTTATAGAGATGGAATCTAAACTAACCGTTCTATGTGTTCGTTTTGGTAATAAGTATGGTCCGGAGTATGTAGAAAGACTCCGGAACATGGTTGCTCGACACTTAACAATTCCTTATGAATTTGTTTGCCTAACAGACGATCAACACCCAATTGAAGGTGTTAGAAATATTATCCTGTCCGATCAAGGATATACAAAAAAATGGTGGCACAAAGTTCATATGTTTGACCCTAGTCTTGGATTAAATGGCAGGATTTTATATCTCGACTTAGATGTTGTAATAGTTAATAATATAGATAAACTTGTTAAAGATTATACTAAAAATGAATTTTTAGGTATAAGAGATTTTAACAGAAAATTTAACCCTGGTTGGAAAATTTTAAATAGCTCAGTAATGAGTTGGATAGCCGGACAACATCCAGACATTTATACCGTATTCAAAAATAATATGAATAAGGCACAACAACTACACGGAGATCAAGATTGGATTTTCCAAGTAGCAAAAGGTAGAATTATTTTTTGGCCCGATCAATTTATTATGAGTTACAAATGGGAGATTAGAGATCGTACAGAGATTTCTTTTGGAACCATGCCAAGAAAATTTAAAACAATTAAAAATCCACCCATTCCAAACGATTGTTCAATTTTAGTTTTTCACGGAGATCCAAATCCGCATGACGTTGAAGATCCTGTTATTGTTGACAACTGGCAATAAAGATTGTATAATAGTGTTATGAATAAACGTATTGGCTTTGCCTGCAAATGGATTGACCGTCCCGATCAAGTAGACGGCATTAAACCTAAAGACGAGTGTAAAATCTACAATACCGGAGCAACCACCGTTGCTTGGTTAAATAGACAGACACGAGATGTTGCCGAACAAAAGCTCTGGGACCTAATGGTACAGAACATCGAAGCAACTCGTAAACTTGTTGAGAGGGTAGGTACACTTGATGAAAATCTTAGAATGGTACGACTCAGTAGCGATATTCTTCCTGTATACACTGAGCCAAGTTGGCGCGGGTATTGGCGGAATCCCGATGTACGAGCCTATTGCGAAAAAGGATTTAGAGCCATTGGAGATCTGGGTCGTCAGGCTGGTGTTCGGCTTAGTATGCATCCTGGTCAGTTTTGCGTGTTGGCGTCTGAGTCAGATGATATTGTAACTCGCAGCATAGAGGAATTTGAATATCATGTGGACATGGCTCGCTGGATGGGATTTGGCCAAGCGTTTCAAGACTTTAAGATCAACGTTCATATCGCTGGTAGACGAGGCCCCAATGGAATACGTGCTGTTTTGGGCCGCTTAACTCCCGAAGCACGAAACACACTCACAATCGAAAATGAAGAAATTACACACAATTTGGACACCTGTTTGGAACTTGCTGATATCGTTCCAATTGTACTTGACATACACCATCACTGGATTAACTCGGGTGAGTATATCAACCCTAGCGATGACCGCGTTAAACGTGTTATTGATAGTTGGCGCGGTGTGCGTCCTACTTGCCATTATAGTGTGTCTCGCGAAGATGTACTCCCTGGTCATACCACTGGATTACGTCCCGATCTTCCGACCCTCTTAGAATCCGGACACAAAAAGGCAAAGCTCAGAGCTCACTCTAACTTCTATTGGAATACAGATGTTAACGAATGGGCACTGAGCTTTAGAGATCAGTTCGACATTATGTGCGAATCGAAAGCTAAGAACTTAGCTAGTTTTGATCTCTACCAACAGGCATTAAGCCTGGGTCGTTGATTTAGGCTTACGACCGCCTTTCTTTGCACCTTCCTTTTTAGGAGCCGCCGGCTTCTTTTTAGCAGGTGCTTTCTTTTTGGCTTCTGTTTTTTGAGCTTGTAAAACTTCTACTTGAAGTTCAGACGGGCTCTTCAATTCGCCTTCAAATTTTGCAGCACTTACTTCTACTTCTGCCGGTGCTTTTGGTGCTTCTACTTTGTATGGCGCTTGTTCTGGAACTGGTTGTTCTGCGGACTTGCGACCAAAAAGTTTTGCTAATAGTTTTAACATAGTTAAATCTCCTTGTTTGTTATTTACATTCATTAGCGGAATTAAATACTCTTATATGAGTTTAAGGGCAAAATTATGAAAATTACAAAGATTCCGGGGTTGGGTAGGTTTGGTGTGTTTATCGATGATGTAGATTTTTATTCGATGACTGAAGAAGAATGGATGGAGATTGGACAATTACATTTAAAGTCTTTGGTTACAATTTTTCGTAATGTAAATTTAGATCAAAAGCTCTACGAAAAATTAATCACCAAACACGGAACCGTGGTATATCTAGCATTTTATAGAATGATTAAAAAGTATCAAACCTGGGATGTTCCTAGTTTGATTATGAATGACGTTGTCAATGGCATTCCCGTTGACCCTGAAGATAAGAAATGGGCTGCAACGGTTTTAAGAATTATGACAGACCAAGACGGAATGTCTCAAATTGTCAGCGGTAAGAAAAATGAACAAGGGGAACCTCT